GGCCATGTGCCTGGAGCGGTACGGAGACACGCGGGTGGTGGAGATCCGGGAGACCGGGGCGGAGCAGATGAGGATGGAAGGGGCCAAACAACATGAACTGCCATGGGTGTAGATGGCTGGACGAGACGTGGCCGCAGGGGGCCGGATATTGCAGCACAGTGCAGCGGTCCAAGGACTATCACACAATGCCCTGCATAATAGACTGCGGGCAGCGTGCGCCGAAGGTGCGCAGGCCAGAGTTCCAGCGGTGCGAACTGTTCGAGTTGGGCGATTTTAAAACTAGGTTCAGAAAGAGGGAACAACCATGACTGTAGTTTACAAGGAGCCAGGCTGCGCGCCTGAGGTGCGGGAGATTGGAAACACGTTGAGAGATTTCCAGACTTGTGTAGGCGGGTACATCGAGACCATTACACTAGCCACTGACGCTGTGATCATCTGCAACGAGGAGGGGCGGCTGATGGGGCTGCCACACAACTGTATTTTTTGTGGAGTGGAGTTTTGCGGGCCCATCATTGTGGCGGGTATAGATGGCGATGAATTTGCGAGCCTAGGTCCTGAGGAGATCTCGACGATCATTAGATGGTTTGGCTATGCCCCTGATGGGCGGGAGGCAGGAGAGAATGCAAAAAATGAAAATTGATGATCTGATTTCCACGTTGAGTCAACTGAGAGTCGAGACCGGCTCTCTGGCCTGCCTGGGCTGCGGGCACGAGCACAACTGTTCCACCAGTGGTTGCGCCATCATTCGGGAGGCGGTGGACGAGCTGTGCGGGATGAGATGGATTGATGCAGAGGTGGAGCTGCCACCGGAGGATGATGTGACGGTTTTGTGCGTGGTCAGCGGCAAGCCACGGACGAATCTCACGCTGGATGAGGCGATGGAGATTGCCTCGTACAGCCGTACAGATGGGTGGATCGTGGATGCGTGGCCGGAGTGGGAGGACCCGACTGTCACCTACTGGATGCCCCTGCCGGAGCCGCCGAAGGAGGACTGACATGGAGAGATTGACAGAACTGCATTACAAAAAATCTGATGGGTATTACGCCCGGTGTAGCGAGCATTGCAATGACATTTGCGATTGCAACTGCGAAAAGTGGGGGGAGATTGTGGACCGGCTTGGAGCCTATGAGGACACTGGCCTGGAGCCGGAGGAGATAGGACTGCTGGCAAAGCAGAGAGACCTTTATGTAGACGCCTGCGGAGAAATCCCCCTTAAAAGAATCCGCAATCTGGTGCAGGCCGACCGGGAGGGGCGGTGCGTGGTGCTACCTGCCACGACTGTGTTTGAGTTGACATGGGATGCTGGTCCGGAATGCGACATGATTTGTCCAGTCAGTATTGACGGCGAGGGACAATGCGATTTTTGCGACCACGGTCAGATGTTCGTTTATGAGCGGAAATGTACACAGGAGCTGGCAGAGCAAATAGGGAAAAATGTTTTCCTAACCCGGGAGGAAGCAGAAGCGGCGCTAAAGGAGAAAGAGAGATGAAATTTTGCAAACACCGCGTCATGGATCGTTGCCGAAAGAACGGTAGGCCGTGTACATTCAGCAAGGAATGCTTTGAGGCGGAAGAAGATCACGAGACTAACGCCGACCGCATCCGGGCCATGAGCGATGAGGAGCTGGCCTGCTTTATCAAAAAGCTTGCCTATAAAAGAGAAACCCCGTGGGGTGATCTGTTTCAGGAGACGTTTTGCAAGGGGTGCCCGGCCCAAGAATACACCATGGAAAACGGGCAAAAAATGCGGCTCCGTGAGTGCGATTTCGCTGATGGGGAATGCCCGCATGGGAGCGACATTGCGTGGTGGCTCCAGCAGCCAGCGGAGGAGGGGTGACAGCAATGGCTGATTATGTTTGTGAAGGCTGTATCCATGCCCCACCAGGCAGTGGTGACGGGAAACCATGCTGTATGTGTGACCATGATGATCCATTGATGAATTGTTACTGTGAGAGGGAGGAGTAGGATGGCTGAGTATATTGAGCGGCAGGCTGCCATTGACCTATTTTATCCGGTAGACCCGGAGAATGATGGGTCAGACGGATGCACCGTGGTTTATAAGACAGAGAATTACACTTCTGATGAGATCGAGGCCGTAATTTCTGGCCTGCCTGCCGCCGACGTTGCCCCGGTGCGGCATGGGCGGTGGGAAAAAGCCGTGGAAAGTAAGCTTGACACACATACTGGTGAGTATTGGGAAGAAGAATACTACAACTGTCTAAAATGCGATTATGCAAGCGACCGGAAATCACCATACTGCCCCAACTGCGGTGCAAAGATGGACGCCGATGAATGATCTTCTGACGGACAAGGACCTGGAGGCCATCGCCCGGGCCCACCGGCACTGCCGTGAGATGGAGATCGAGCGGACGCTGGGGGCGCTGCGGGTACGGGTGAGCACCTGTCCCGCCACCCGGGCCTGGTCCGCGCCCTACCTGATCCGGCTGGAGCGGTGGCGGCCGGGGATGTACAGTACACAATATTTTGACAGCGCGGAGGCGCTGAGAGAGGAGTTTTCCAATGAGCGCCAACAACGATTATAGCGAGGAGTTTGACCGGCTGCGCAGGAACCGTGTAGAGGTGTCGCATCACAAATACGGCCCGGCCCGGAAAAATTTCGGCGAGGGGCGGGTGGATGCCCTGGAGACGGCCCAACTATGCCTGGACGCTTTCCACCGGGACCACAACACCGAGCACCTGGTGGACGCGGCCAACTATCTGATGTTCCGATGGATGTTCCCCATGCCCGGGGAGTTCTTCCGGGCAACAGGGAGCGGCGAGAGCGTGGGGACGGTGGGGACGCCGATCAACATGGAGGACTGATTGTATGAGTGACAATAACACGCTCCGCAGGATCGCGGAGCAGCTTGGACCGGAGGAGATCCTGTGTCAGTGCGCGGAGGAGTGCTCTGAGCTGGCCCAGGCGGTACTCAAGATGCGCAGGGTGCTGGTGGGAACCACACCGCTGACGCAAAGCGAGGCGCGGGTCCTTATCAATGAGGAGGTGGCCGACGTGCTCAACTGCGTGGAGGCCCTGGAGGCCATCAGCTTTGTGGACCGGGGCCAGGTGGCGCGGATCCAGGCTGAGAAGCTGGGGCGGTGGGACAGGCGGACCAGGGGGGCGTGACATGAGCGGGATGCTGGACAAGCTGCACCGGAAGCACCAGATCGAACTGGAGGTGACGCGCCATGTGACCCGGCAGGAGATGGTGGATTTCGCAGCCATCGCCCTAAACGACGCCTTTGGGTTCGGGCCGGAGCGGTGCAAAAAATTTGTGGACGCACTGAACGCTGCGGTGAACGAGACGGCGGACATGATGGACGCAGACACCAAGGACATGGAGTACACCATTGCAAAATTTGAGGAGCGGCTGAAGCAGGTGGTGGGGCCGTACTATGTGCCAAGGAGCGAGCGGTATGGGTAAGCAGTGCGAGGGGTGCATCTATTACAAATCCTTAGGAGCCTGTGGAGAGGGGACTGAAAAAGCGTGTCACTATCTTCTGATCTGTGGAAAGCCGAGAGTACGCGATGGTGAAAAGTGTCGGGCCAGACAGGAAGAGAAGGTCCGCCGCAAGAAGAATGGAGGGGGAAAAGATGTTGGACACAGAACAAGCAGCCAGGATGTGCCCAATCTGCGGAGAAGATAGTTCCGTATATGACACGAGGGAAACGCCAAACGGAAAAATCATCCGCAGGCGGAGATGTACAAAGTGTGGGGCACAGTTTGAGACAGAGGAAACATTTGCTCGATTTCTCCCCGGAAAAAATCAAAAAAATTTTTGAAAACCCTATATATAGGGGACAGGCCTCAAAATATCTGAGAAAATGGGGGTGGGTAGAGATACCCACTCCCTTCTTTCTTTTGCCCGGCTCCGTGGCAAAAAACGGGCCCTCCTAACCAATGGCCGCCCTGATCTGCACAAGGGGCGGCAGATATGCCGCAGGTAGAACCAGCCCAAGATACGGGCCGGAGGGTCGCGCCCTCCATGCGGCAACATCGCCCTTTACGGGCATTAGACAATTCGCTCCAAAGGCCAAGGAGCTGACTGTGGAAAGACACTATACTGGCGAATCGGGGTCGCGTATCTTGCCAGTGAAATCACCAGCGGCCTGCCAGTAAGCCATAACTGGCTGACTCCGGGTGGAATGGCAGCCTTTGAGAGTCAAAACCGCGCTATCCCGCTGAAAACTGCCCGACGTGGTGTGACAATTAAGCGGGATGGCCACATACGCCGCCCCTCGCCGCATGAGGCGGGCGGTGGCACCAGGACGCAAGTCCTTACAGAGCAGGCCCCCGGAAAGCCTGACCAAACCCGGAGCATACCCCGGAAGGGGTATATATGCCGCACCTCGTTGCGGGAGATGGGGGCGGAAAGCTTAAATTGAGGGGTAACGCATGGCGGGATATGCCCCCGCCACCTCTCCTATGAAAGTGTGGGAAAATGTCTACCCCAATATGGAGCTATAACGAAAACTAATTGAGGGGTGGCGATCATGGCTGCACGACTGACGGATAAGCAGCAACGTTTTGTTGCGGAATATTTGATAGACCTGAACGCGACACAGGCGGCTATTCGGGCAGGGTACAGCAAAAAGACCGCCGACAGGATTGGGCCAGAACTGCTTGGGAAAACTTGTGTTTCGGAAGCGATACAGGCGGCGAAAGCGGCCAGAAGCAAAAGGACGGAGATTACACAAGACCGCGTTCTGGAGGAATATGCAAGGATCGCGTTCTTTGATCCTAGGAAGATGTTTGATGCAGATGGCAACCCGCTGAATATTTCAGAACTGGATGACGACACCGCGGCGGCGGTTGCCGGTCTGGAGGTTATAAAAGAGGTTGACCCAGACACGGGAGTTACCTCATACACCAAAAAATATAAAATCACGAACAAGCTGGGAGCTCTGGACAGTGTTGCAAAGCACCTCGGAATGTTCAACGGAACATTTGGAGCGCCGAAGGATGAGGCGAAAGAGGACGGGCTCAGCCAGAGCCTGAGAGAATTGGCGGAGGAGATGGAGAGCGATGATTAGCCCAAAACAGCGAAAAATCCTCGCCTTCCCCTACTCCAAGTACGATGCCCTTATCTGCGATGGTGCCGTAAGAAGCGGGAAAACATCGCTAATGGCTGTCGCCTTTATAGATTGGGCAATGAGAGAGTTTTCCGGGCAAAGATTTGGATTGTGTGGCAAAACGGTTGACTCATGCTCAAAAAACCTGGTGGTTCCATATATTTCTCTTTCATACGCCAAAGAGCGCTACACCATGCGCTGGCGGCGGGCAGACAAGGTGCTGGAGGTCCGGCGGGGCGCAGTGACCAACTACTTTGAAGTGTTCGGGGGAAAGGACGAGAGCAGCTTTGCACTGATCCAGGGCCGCACGTTGGCCGGTGTGCTGCTGGACGAGGTGGCGCTGATGCCCCGTAGTTTCGTGGAGCAGGCGTTGACCCGCTGTTCTGTGGATGGGGCAAAGTTGTGGTTCTCCTGCAACCCGGAAAGCCCGCAGCACTGGTTTTATCTGGAGTGGATCAAGCGGCACAAGGAGCGAAACGCTCTGTACCTGCACTTTGAGATGACAGACAACCCCGGTCTGAGCGCCAAGACCATCGAGCGCTATCAATCCATGTTCACTGGCGTATTCTACGACCGGTATATCAGGGGTCTGTGGGTGCTGGCCGAGGGCCTGGTCTATGACTTCTTCGGTGAGGAGCAGATCGTGGATGAGGTCCCCGGCAAGGGTGAGTATTACATCTCCTGCGACTACGGCACGCTGAACCCCTTCTCCGCTGGCCTGTGGTGCTGGGATGGGAAAATGGCCACTCGTGTACGGGAATACTACTACTCCGGGCGAGAGAACCAAAGGAACAAGACCGACGAGGAGTATTATACCGATCTGGAAGCCCTGGCCGGTGATTTACCTGTTCGGGCGGCGGTGGTGGACCCATCAGCGGCATCGTTTATCGAGACCATCCGGCGGCACGGGCGGCTTAAGGTGCGCAAGGCACACAACGAGGTGGTCCCTGGTATCATGACTACAGCGCGGATGCTGCGGGACGGGACGGTGAAAATTCACCGCTCCTGCAAGGATGCAATTCGGGAGTTTGGCCTGTACCGCTGGGACGATAAGGCGGCGGAGGATAGGCCTGTGAAGGAAAACGACCACGCCATGGATGACATCAGATATTTTTGTCAGACGATTTTAAGGCACAAGGCCGGGAAGCCGGAGTATGTACCGCTGTACAAGCGGAGGTGAGAGATTGAAAACCTATCAGGACCTGACTGCCTTGGGGGACAACGAACGGGACCGGATGGAATTTGTACGGTCCGTTGTCCGGGACCACCTGGGGAGCGCAGATTACCGGATCGCCGCCGCTGCGGAGGAATACTACGCCAAGCGGAATACCACCATCGAGCGCTTTCAGAAGATGCTCTACACGGCGACCGGGCAGGCATACCCCGACCTTTACAGCAGCAATTTCCGGCTGAAAACCCTCTTCTTCCGGCGGTTCGTCATCCAGCAGACTCAGTATGTCTTGTCCAACGGCGTGACCTTCGAGAACCAGGAGACGAAAGCAAAACTGGGCAGCACCTTTGACAGCCAACTCCAGAAGCTGGCGAAAAAGGCCATAGTGGACGGCGTGGCATACGGCTTTTGGAACCGGGACCACCTGGAAGTGTTCGGCTTCGCCGACACCTGCAACGAGGCGGGCTTTGCTCCGCTCTATGACGGCGACAACGGCGCTCTGGCTGCCGGTGTGCGATATTGGGGGACCGCGGAGGGGAAGACCAAACGGTACACCCTGTATGAGCCGGACGGCGCGACAGAATACATCCAGCGCAAGGGTGAGGGCTTGCAGGTCTTCCAAAAGAAGCGGCCCTATCTCCGAGACGTACGCCGGGACGGGCTGGGCACTGAGACCATCGAGGGCGGCGGGAACTACGCTTCCTTGCCCATTATCCCCATGTACGCCAATGACCTGCACCAGTCTGAGTTTGTGGGCATCCGGGAAAGTATCGACTGCTATGACTTTATCAAGTCCGGCCTTGCCAACGTCATCGAGGACAATTCCTCGGTATACTGGACCCTAAAAAATGCCGGAGGCATGGACGATACGGATATAGCCCAGTTCATGGACCGGCTGCGAACGCTGCGGGCGTCTGCAGTGGACTCGGATGATAGCGGCGGGGTGGAGGCCCACACGCTGGATGTTCCGTATGGGGCCCGGGAAGCCATGCTTGCCCGCCTGCGGAACGATCTCTATGAGGACTTCCAGCTGGTGGACCTGGAGAAGATGCTTTCTGGCAACCTGACAGCTACCGCCATACGGATGGGCTATCAGAGCCAAGACGATAAGTGCGGCGACTTCGAGTATCATATCCGGGATTTTATTTTGGCCCTGCTGTCCCTGGTCGGTATCGAGGACGAGCCGTCTTTCCAGTGGAACCGGATCGCCAATCAGACGGAGGAGACGCAGATGGTGCTTATGGCTGCCAACTATCTGGATGACGAGGCGGTCATTAAGCATTTGCCCTGGATGACCCCGGAGGAAGCGGCGGAGCTGCTGAAACGCCGGGCGGCGGAGGAAATCAACCGCACGCTCTTGCGGGAGCCGGAGGTGACGGAAGATGGAGAGGAAGCCTGATTACGCCCACCGGATGACCGATAAGGAATTGGGCGAGTTAGAGCGCCGGATCTCTGCTATTTACCAAGAAGCCCGGAACAGTCTGGATGAGACGGTTAGGGCCTACTTTGAAAGCTTCCGCCAGCGGGATGAGAAGATGAAAAAGCTCATCGGAACCATACAGAATGGGCGGGAGTGGACGAAGCAGGACTACAACAACTGGAGATTGGCCCAGATCGGGCGAGGAGAGCGGTTCAAGGTTCTGCGGGACAAGGTGGCGGAGCGGTATACAAACGCCAACGAGACGGCTACCGCCTATGTCAATGATGCTACACCAAGTATCTACTCATTGAACCGCAACTATGCGGCGTACACCGTTGAGCAGGTGGCTGGGGACGTGGGCTTTGACTTGTGGGACGAGCAGACGGTAAAACGATTGATCGTGGAGCAACCGGACCTGATGCCCTATTACCCGCCCAAGCGGGCGCTGCGCCGGGGAATCGACCTTGCCTGGGGGAAAAAGCAGATCACGGCCAGCGTCACCAGCTCCATTCTCCAAGGGCGGAGCGTAAAGGGAATGGCGGATGACCTGCAAACCCGCATCCTGGAGATGAACCGTTCCAGTGCCATACGGACAGCCAGAACAGCTGTGACCGGGGCGCAGAACGCGGGGCGTATGGATAGCTACCACGCCGCCGAAAAAATGGGTATCCGCATGAAAAAGGAGTGGCTGGCCACCCTGGACAACCGTACCCGCCACGCTCATGCCGTGCTGGACGGCCAGCAGACCGATGTGGACAGGCCGTTCAAGGTGAATGGGGAGGAGATACGATACCCAGGGGACCCGACGGCGTCTGGTTATCTGGTCTATAACTGCCGGTGCACCCTGATTGCGGCGGTGGATGGAGTGGATCCCTCGGACGCGCTGCGAAGAGATCGGGACGGGCTGCTATCAAACATAACTTACGCACAATGGGAAGTATCTAAGCGCGGCTATAGCGCAAAACCGATCTCAACAATTCACAATAAACCGCTGTTAAAGTGGCGCAATTCCTTGAAAAACAAGGAAAATCGAGCTATACTAAAGTCAAAGATTGAAAGCAAGGAAATATCCACAAAAATAAGACCACAGCAGCACGCAAAGCATGTAGAGGGAACGCCGCAATTTAATCAATATAGGGCAGATCGCCTTGCGAAGGGGAAAACGCCGCAGAGTATATTGACCATCACTGAGAAGGAAGCACAAGACCTTGTAAATCTCTATTCCTGTACAGGCGTAGTTGAGATTGAAATCAGAAGTGATGGGACTGCTAAAATTGTTGAATATTGCAACGCTGACAGGATAATTGGGAAATATTACATTTCCAATACATACCGTGAAACAAAGAGATTCGGCATCTTTTATTCAAAAAGAGGGGTGCACATTGTCCCGACACGGCCAGAAAAGGAGTGATGTAGAATGGTGAATATATGGGAGTACGCAAACTCTTTCCCCAAAGTCCGGATCAAGACCAAAGATGGGGGCCTGTATGTCGGCTATACACTCATGGTCTGGGATGCTGATGAATCAAACGACGATGAGGACAGTATTACGATTGAATTGAACAGTGGTGAAACACGATCTTTCTACCCGTCTGAGATCGAATCTATCGAGAAAATCAAATGAACATTGACCTTCACGACCACTCTGACGAGGTTCTTGCTGCGCTTCAGGAGGCCGCAGAGCGGGCGCTGGAAAAGTGCGGGCTGGTGGCGGAGGGGTATGCCAAGCGGCTGGCCCCGGTGGACACCGGTAACTTGCGCAACAGCATCACCCACAAGGTGGACCCGGAAGAGCCTGCGGTTTACATCGGAACGAACAGCGAATACGGCGCGTACGTGGAGCTGGGCACTGGCAAGTATTACCCCGGCGGGCGGCCCACCCCGTGGAAGTACCAGGATGCCAACGGCAACTGGCACTGGACGGCGGGTAACAAGGCGCAGCCCTACCTGAAACCTGCGGTTGCCGACCACGCTAACCAGTACAGAGCGATTATTGAGGACGAATTGCATGGACGCTAAGACCATTCAGGCCATTGAGGCCGTGCTTGCAAAAGGCGACAGAGTAGAGTTGATTCCTGTGAAGAATGGCGTCAAGATCATACATATCAGACGGGAAGAGGTAAAAGAAACCCGCCCCGGTTAGGGGGCGGATCGGGTGCCCTCGTGACCTCCAGGGCGGGCGTTTGTTTATTCGTCATCCTGCGGGTCTTGATCCTTAATTTGAGCTATTAGATTGGCCCGGATGCGTTCCCACATTTGCCGGCTACTACTGCCCTTGTCAAAGCTCAGCATTACCGTTGTAAGGGCGATTCTGATGCGGCACATATCCGCACGGCTCATGGTTACGGTTCTCATTTCCTGATTTAACATTTCGTGTTTCCTCCTTGATTCCTCTGCCTTACGCTGATATAATCAAGGTGGCCGGGGTAAGGCTCCCGGCTCACCTTTGGTGGTGTGGGGCGGTGGGCTGTGGTAGGCAACCGCCCCGCTTTATTTACTCATTCATGATGCGCTTGACGCTTTCTCTGAGCTCTTCCAGCGTTTCGCACTTCTCAATGAGTTCGAGGATTGCTTTCAGCAATGCCTCGGTCACATTCATTTCGTTCATTCACCTCACTCCTTTCTGTAAGAGATTTTGTATCTCTGCCTTACAAGGATATAATACAATACGTTAACGTATAATTCAATAGGCAAATCTGCCAAGGAATGAGTTAACGTATTGTGCAAATTATACGTTTACGTATTTTCTTCTTTGTGGTATACTATCCCAAAAGGGAGGAAATTGTATGGGAAGTGAAGCGCAGAGCAGGGCGAGTACAAAGTACAATAAAAGTCGAGATAATATCATGATACGCCCAACGATAGAAGAGGGCGCAAAAATCAGGCAAGCTGCGGCTGATGCAGGGAAAAGCGTTCAGGCGTATATCCTGGACATTTTGAGAGAACATATAAAATAAATATTGCTCCCGCCTCTAAGCGTTGAGGCGGAAGACCCAAGCGTGGGTGGTTGTTGCAGACTTTTTGCAACAGCTACCCACGCTTTTTCTTTTTGGTAAATGCCGCGAGACACTGCGGTTTTTATAAAACTCTAAGGGCGAGACACTGCCCCCGAGACAAAGGAGAGTATGTATATGGCACTTACAGTAAAAATGCTCAAAGGACTTGGATTGACAGATGAACAGCGGGAAGCAGTCCTTGAAGAGCATGCACGGACCGTAGACGAAATCAAGGTGGAGCGCGACCGCCTGAAAAAGGATGCGGAAAAACTTATCACTGTCCAAAAGGAATTGGACGACCTGAAAGCCGCCGGTGACGACGGCTGGGAAGCAAAGGCTAAGGGCTGGGAGAAGAAATACACCGACCTGGTGGCCGATAACAAGAGAAAGGAGACCCGGGCGGCCAAGGAAGCGGCTGTCAAGGCCTACTACGAGGGCAAGGGCATCACCGGGGACAACCTCACCATTGCCATGATGGGCAGCGGAGAGGCCATCGATAAGCTGGAACTGGACGGCGACAAGATCAAGGATGCCGCCGCGCTGGACGCTCTGGTGGGCGGGGCCTTTGCGAAGCTGGTCTCCACTATGACCACGGAGGGGCTGGAAACCCAGACGCCCCCCAAGAACAATGGCGGCAAGCTGACCCGGGAGGAGATCGTGAAGATTGCTGATCCTGTGGAGCGCCGTGCCGCCATCCGAGACAACATGGAACTGTTTGAGAAAGGATGATAATTCATGGCAGCAGATCCCAAGCTGATTAAGAAGACCGACCTCGCCCGCGTGCGGGAGATCGACTTCACCCTGATGTTTACCGAGAGCCTGCGCAAGCTGACCGAGGCCCTGGGCGTGACCCGGAAGGTGGCCAAGCAGGCGGGCACCGTGCTGAAGACCTATAAGGCCACCGGCACCCTGGAGGATGGCGCTGTCGCCGAGGGTGATACCATCCCTCTGAGCAAGTACACCACCGAGGCTGTGTCCTACGGTGAGATCACCCTGAAAAAGTGGCGCAAGGCAACCTCTGCCGAGGCCATCATCGAGCGCGGCTATGACCAGGCCGTGGGTATGACCACGGAGCGGATGCTTAAGGACGTGCAGAAGGCTATCCGCAAGGACTTTTTCACCTTCCTGGGCACCGGTACCGGCACGGCCACCGGCGCGGGGCTCCAGGCGGCTCTGGCCCAGACCTGGGGCAAGCTCCAGACCCTGTTTGAGGACGACGACATTCAGGCCGTCCACTTCATCAACCCCCTGGACATCGCCGACTACCTGGCTACCGCCACCATCACCACCCAGACCGCCTTTGGCATGACCTACATCGAGGACTTCCTGGGCATGGGCAAGGTGTTCATGAACTCCAGTGTTCCCAAGGGCACCATTTACTCCACCGCACAGGACAACCTGGTTCTCTACTATGTGCCCGTCAACGGCGCTGACCTGAATGAGGCGTTCTCTTTCACCAGCGACGAAACCGGCTATATTGGCATCCATGAGGAGCCCGACTACACCAACATGACCGCCAGCGACACTGTGGTGAACGGTATGACCCTGTTTGCCGAGCGCCTGGACGGCGTGGTCAAGACCACCATCACTGAGCCGGGCCCTTAAACGCGCTGTTGAGTGAGCCTGCGCCCGCTGCTCCTGCTGGCCCGGACCACCGGGCCAGTGGGGGGCCTGGCGTCAGCAGCGCAGCTGTACAGGCCGAACCTGCAAAGGTGGTGAAAAGCCGTGCTCGAAGCCGTACTGACGTATCTGAATAATTGGTTCGCCTGGGAGATGTACGCCGGGACCTTTACTGTAACCGGGAGGAAGCTGGCGCTGCCGGATCTGGCAGAGGGACAGTATTTCCGCATTGTGGGCAGCGTGTTCAACGACGGGCTGCACCAGTACCCGGCCACGGACCTGGCGGACGAGACCTTTACCGGTGCTGTTTGGGCGCTGGCGGTTCCCAAGGCTGTGATAGCCCTGGCGGAAGAGATCCAGGCGTGGGATGAGAAGAACCGACCGGGGGCGTACACCAGCGAGAGTTTCAGCGGGTACAGCTACACCCGAGCCACCAACGCCAAGGGCGCGGCTGTCGGCTGGCAGGATGCCTTTGCCGCCCAGCTGGCCCCTTACCGCAAGCTGCGGGACACTTCCATGGTGGCCCCGAACCCAAAGGGGACGCCGCCCGCGCCCCGGAAACCGTGCTGGAGGTGAGCGCATGAGTCTTTTAGACGATTTTGCCCGGACCTGTGTGGTGCTGGAAAAGACCCGGAGGCCGGACGGGGCCGGAGGCTACTTTGTGGAGTGGGCCGAGGGTGCGGAGTTTGTGAACTATCAGGCCATGGACACCTCCATGGAGGCCCGGAGGGCGGAGAAGGAGGGCGTGACCAGCGTGTATTCCGCGCTGGTGCGGTCCGACTTCCCCATCGACTACAACGACTATTTTCGGGACAAGACAACCGGCCAGACCTACCGGGTGACCTCTGACCCGGAGGAAAAAGTGGCCCCCAAGTCCGCCAGCTTCGCCCTGAAATTCTTCACAGCGGAGCGGAAGGAGCTGCCGACATGACCAAAAACAAGGCCCTGTACGCCTGGCTCAACGAGTTCATGCCGTTTTACCGGGCCTCCTCTGTCCCGGACGATGTGGAGTTCCCCTACGGCACCTATGAGTACATCGAGGATGCCTGGGGCGGCGGCGAGGTGAGCATGACCGTCAATCTGTGGTTCCATACCACCAGCGAGGCGGTGCCGGATGAAAAGGCCCAGGAACTTTCTAGGCGCATCGGCTACGGCGGCGTGACCATCCCCTGCGACGGCGGGTACATCTGGCTCAAGCGTGGGTCTCCCTTCTGCCAGAGCCTGAAATACGAAGAAGACAACAACATCAAGCGGCGGTACATCAACCTGACCGCCGAATACCTGACTTTGAACTGAAAGGAGCGATACCATGGGAATCTTTACGAAAATCCCGCAGGACACCTTTTCCGAGTTACAGCTTGACGCCGGTGTTCTGCTGAATAAGTTTGACCCGGCCAAGGTGGCCGCCCCAGCGGATGAGGACATCATCTGTGCCACTACCGGCGGCATCAACATCAGCTGCGTGCCCACCTACTCCGACATGGGCGAGGATGTGGACAACTGTCCCACCAACACCAAGGAGTTGAAGCACCTGGACGGCTGGGACTGCAAGATGTCCTTCACCGCTCTGGGCACCTCTCCTGAGAGCATCAAACTTGCCCTGGGCGCTGCCACAGTGGCAACCAGCAAGGTCACCCCAAACCGTGACCTGAAGCAGGAGGATTTTAAGGATATCTGGTGGGCGGGTGACCGGGCTGACGGCGGTGCCGTGGCAGCCTGTTTGAAAAATGCCCTTTCCACTGGAGGTTTCGCGCTCAAGACCACCAAGAACGGTAAGGGGCAGGTTTCCGTGGAGTTGACTGGCCATGTGTCCATTGAGGCCCAGAATGTCATGCCTATGGAGTTTTATAGCTTCACCACCCCGCTTCCCGGTGCGGGTTGAGGAGGCAGGCCATGAGACTTTCTGATATCAAGGGCGACCGAACCCTGGAGGTCATTGCAGAGGTCATCGACCCAATCTGCAATATTGCGGAGGATGACGAGGCCATGTCCATGTTCCGGCGGGAGAAGCTGCCGGAAGGCATGGAGCCGAAGAAGTTCCTGCTGGCCCGGGCGCGGAAGTCGCTGCCCGTGCTGCTGAAACATCACAAGGGCGACATTATCGCAATCCTCTCCTCAATCGATGGAGTGTCCCCGGAGCGGTATCAGGGCGCGCTGAACCTGGTCAAGCTGTTTAAAGACGCCACCGACCTATTGACGGACGAGGCATTTGCTGAGCTTTTTATCTCCGCGCAGGGCGAGAACTCCTCTGGCTCTGCGCAGGAGAGTACCGAGGCCCCCTCAGCGTAAAGGCATTTGCCCGGTATGCCGTGTCCCGGTGGATGCGTGAGCAGAAGGACGAGGCATACCGGGTATATGTAACAGACGCGCTGAAAGTGGTGGCAGAGAACACCGCAAAGTACGCCGGGGGCGGTTACATTAAGACCCGGTACATCGAAATCATTGACCCGCCCCCTGAGGAGACCCGGACGGGGGAGGAGATCGTAGCGCAGATGAAGGCCAAGCTGGGCCAGATCGGAGGTGACGCGGTTGAATCTGCTTGACCTGTATGCCAAAATTACACTTGATACTGGAGATTATGAAAAAGGTCTAAGTAAAGCCCAAAAAACAAGTAGCGAGTATAAATCAGACGTTATGAAACTGGCACAAACTTACAAATCGCAAGGGATGAGTATGTCTGATGCCATGAAAAAAGCATATACTGAAATTGATAAAAGCCAGTATGAAACATCAGAAAATGCTAAAAAATCTGCCGGCATATTTGGCGAAAGTTGGAAAGGCGCTGAACGCTCTGTTGATTCATTAGCCGGTAAGTTGAAAAGCGGCCTTGCCACAGCGGCCAAGGTGAGTGCTGCGGCCCTGACGGCGGCGGCCACCGGCGTGGCGGCATTGACGAAGGCGTCTATTGACCAGTACGCGGAGTATGAGCAGCTTGTAGGCGGCGTGGACACCCTCTTTAAGACCGCATCGGATAAGGTACAGCAGTACGCTGACAAGGCCTATGAGACTGCCGGCATGAGCGCCAACGAGTACATGAACACAGTGACCAGCTTTTCTGCCTCCCTGCTCCAGAGCCTGGGCGGAGACACGGAAAAGGCGGCTCAGATGGCGGACCAGGCCATCACTGATATGGCCGACAACGCCAATAAGATGGGCACCAGCATGGAGATGATCCAGAACGCCTATCAGGGCTTTGCAAAGCAGAACTATACCATGCTCGATAACCTTAAGCTTGGCTACGGCGGCACACAAGCTGAAATGTACAGGCTGATGAAAGACGCAGAGGCATTGGGCGCAAAATTTAATTCTGAGTTTTATTTGACTGAAAAGGGAACGCTCGTAGCTGATTTTGCTGACATTACCACTGCTATTCATGCAGTGCAAACAGAAATGGGCATCACTGGAACAACTGCAAGAGAAGCCAGCACGACTATTCAGGGTTCCATAGCCAGCATGAAGGGCGCATGGCAAAATCTTGTGACTGCCATAGCGGCAGATGGATGGGACATTGGCGTATATGTTGACAACTTTGTGTCCAGCGTTAAGGTCGTAGGTCAGAATGTCATCCCGCGCGTGCAGCAGATACTCAGCGGCATAGGCGAGCTGGTAACTGCCATTGCGCCCATGATCGCCCAGGAGCTGCCCACGCTTATCAGCACGGTGCTGCCTGCTATGGGCAGCGCTGGTGCACAGTTGCTGGTCGGCCTGGTGACTGGGCTTATCACCGCCCTGCCTGACCTGGTGGCGGCAGTCCCGCAGATCGTGTCGGCGCTGGCATCCGCCATCTCTGCCAACCTCCCGGCTATCATGGCGGCGGGTCAGCAGCTTTTAGGTATGCTGGGCAGTGGGATCCAGTCCGGCGTTCCTCAAATAGTGGCGCAGCTGCCGGTGGTCATAGACGGGTTCCTGGGCTTTATTACGGAGCAGCTTCCCGCCGTATTGGACAAAGGCGTGGAGATGCTGATGGAACTGGTAAATGGCATTATCTCTGGAATCCCGCAGATGCTGGAGCAGCTTCCACTTATCATTGAGTCCTTCGTGACCTTCATCACAAACAATCTACCTGTCATCCTGGACGCAGGAGTGAAACTTCTATTCAACCTAGCGAACGGAATCGTCGCCGGCATTCCTGACATGGTGTCTCAGCTGCCGAAGATTATCAAGAGCATTACCACTACACTTTCTGATAACTTCCCAAAAATCATCCGAGCCGGATTTGATCTTCTCATCAAACTGGCCAACGGCATTTTGAGTGCCATCCCAGATCTGATCTCCGTCCTTCCCCAAGTGGTGGCCGCGATTTTGAGTGGCTTTAGTTCGGCGTTTTCTGGTGTGTTCGAGATCGGGAAAAACATTGTGATGGGCCTGTGGGATGGAATCAAGAGCATGGGTTCCTGGATTGCAGAGAAAATTGGAGACTTCCTTGGTGGGATCGTTGATGGCGCAAAAGACCTGCTCGGTATCCACTCCCCGTCCCGGGTGTTTGCGGACATCGGGAAAAACATGGCCCTGGGGCTGGGCGATGGCTGGGAGGATTCCTTCGGACGTGTCCGGGACGGCATCACCCGCGGCCTGGACTTCGGCGCAGCATCGGTGGATTTCGCTTCCTCCGGGCTTGGGGTGTCCTCTGCCGGCATCATCAACAGCATGGCGGCTGGGGCAGACGCAGGGCTTTCCGATGGTCTGACGGTCAATCTTACTCTGCCGGACGGAACAAAGTTCGCCACCTGGCAGCTGCCCTATCTCATCAAGGCAGGTTCCGCTGCGGGAACGCCTATTGCGGACCCTCAGTGGGCGTAAGGAGGCAACGGTATGACGCAACTGATATTAGATTCTGGAGGCGCATCTGTTGTCCTGCCTGAGACCCGCCGTGAGTCCTATGTGGTGGACGAGGAGCCGCTGAGCCGAAACCTGGTAATGATCGCTGGAAACATGGTCAAAGAGCTGCGGGGAGATGTATGGGTCATTGATTACCAGTACGGATATTTCAATGACACCGACAAGGACCGCGTGATCTCTGCCTGCAAAAAGGGAAGCCGTGAACCTATCGTCTGCAACTTCCTGATTCCGGACGAAAATAAGATGCTGACTTCCACATTTTTTGTGACAGCGTACACACGGCCAAGGTTTTATTGGAGTCGGGATGATAAAGGGGCCGCCGTCCCTGTGTGGGGTGGGTTTACGGTCTCGCTGAGAGAGGTGGACCCCCATGATTAACGCCACAGAGGAGTACAGGGTCGCAATCGTGGGCGCTTCCCGCCGGACCCATATCAAGGCTGTAGTGGACATCAGTGACCCGGACATGACCTTTTCTGGTGTGGAGAGCAGCGGCGCGGCGGACTTTTCGCAGCCGTCCCAACTGTATGACCGAGTTATGGATCTAACACCATACGCCACTCTGGAACCCAATAGGTGGGTACTCAACGGGAAGTTTCACCTGATCCCAGCAGAGGGAGCGGCGGATCAGGTTGGATTTGTGAGTGATGTGCTCTCCGGAGAGGACGGGAGCTTTTCAACAGCTGTGTGGGTGGAGGAGCGGTTCTCTAATTTATCCATCCTTCAAGCTTGCTCCATACACTTCCCGGGTGACGCTTGGGACGGTGTCCCTGATACTTTCACCGTAGAGGTCAAACAGGGCGGCACAGCCTACTACACAAAGGAGTTTATCGGAAACAGGACCCGGGCGGTCAGCCTGAGCGGCTTCACCGTCAACAACCCGGACGCTATCCGGGTGACGGTGAGCAAGTGGAGCCTTCCGGGCCGCCGGATGCGGGTGGCTGAGATATTACCCGGCGTATATGAGGAGTGGACAGAGAAAATGCTGGTGGAGTTCAGCTCCACCCAGCAGGCTGATTTTTCCTGCATCACACTACCATATGGAACGATGAGCCTATCTTTAAATAACATCGACAAGCGGTTTGAGCCGCGAAAGAAAAATGGTCTGTTTGCCTCCATCGAGGACAGACAGGGCATTGAAACTCTGATCGGGGTCAAACTCACTTCTGGCGAAGTGGAGTATAAAAAGATTGGAGTGTACTACCAGTACGGAGACGGCTGGAAAACCTCCAACAACGATATGTCTATCGACTGGGCGCTGGTGGATATTGTAGGGCTGGTGGCAGAACGCACTTATCTTCCACCAACGACCCTGCCAACTACCCTGGAAGGCTGGATCTCCTCTGTGGCAGCCCAACTTGGGGATAATTTCAAGAGCCGCTACCACGTTGATCCAGGCCATGCCAAAAAGCCAGTAAAAGCAAAGGATAAGTCGGCGGTGACCGGAAAGAAGTGCGGGGACATTCTGCGGTGGGCCTGTATGGTGACCGGCACTTTCCCCCGCGCGGATGCTGAGACAGGATACCTGACAGCGGAACCTCTATGGAACCAGGGGAACAAAACGCTTTTGACCGCGCTCGCTGACTACCCAACCATGAAAGCCAACAAGAGTGTGGCGTCCCTTATCTTTACCCTTGCGGATGGAACTCAATATGTGGTCAGTGGCAACAGCACCAGCAGTGAAAAGACCATCAATATTGAGAACCCATTCATCCACACCTCTGCCGAGGCCCTGACCGCGGCGCGGCTGATCCTCAGCTGCTACGGCGGAAACCTGATCGAGACCACGGGGCGGGGCGATCCATCCGGAGAGATCGGGGACGTGGACACCATCTGGCTGGATGAGTCCAGCGCCACCACCGCCCGGCGGATGATGCAGACCTTCAAGATCCAGGATGGGGCACTCCAGGGCTGTCAGAGCCGGCTGCTCCAGGCGGATGGGTCCTTCCTATTCCAGGAACGGGCGGTGGTCACCAAGAGCGGATCCTGGACGGCGCCGGCGGGAGTCACTGCGCTGCGGCTCATACTTGTGGGCAAAGGTGAGGACGGGACAGCCGGAACGGACGGCACCTGGGATGAAGCCGGAGCGGATGGCGTGGATGGCCGGGGAGGCCTTGTCTGGGCCGGGACGGTATCGATCAATCCGCAGCAGTCGTTCAGTGTCCAGATCGGGGACAACTCTGTTTTTGGGCAATACAGCAGCGCAAATGGCAGCCGTTTCCCGTTTGGCTATACGGATATTGCAAGCGGCGATAGTTTTGCGCGAACCGGGGTCCAAAAGCCTGTCCCCGGCTCTGGAGATGGTGGCGCGAAGGGCCTGGGCGGGATCAAGGGCAACCGCCATAGAGAGCCAAGCTATGATTCCGAAGGGAATCCGGTCGGCTCACACTGGGAGATCGACAACTATCCTGGAGAGGGCACCGCAGGGCAGGCTGGAGTATCCGGCTGCGTCGTGATCTATTGGGACAAGGAGGGCGCATGAGTTTTGATTTTAGTTCTCTGGTGACAGATCGGACCCAGGCGGATGTGGAGACCCGGAACGACAAGGGAATCTATCAGGCGGCGGATCTCAACCGTGTCACAGCGGCGATGGAGGCGCTTGCCAATCAGTTTTCGGTTCTCGGGTACAGCACAACAGGTTATCAGAGGATCAAGGCTGTGGAGCAAGAGGCTCCGAGGATACCGGAGGGATATACGGAGTTGGAGTCCATCACAAGCTCCGGCACCCAATACATCAACACCGGGGTCAACCCAACCAGCAATACACGGGTGGAGCTGCGGATGTCCACAAGTCAATCCGGCAGCAAGACTGTGTTTGGATCAGACGTAGGGTGGACCGCAAACGGATTTGCCTTGGGTGTCAACTTTGCCCACTACGGAACAAGAAACGGGAGCTTTACCGGGCTTAACGACGGTGGGGCGCATACAGTGGATTTCAACCGGAACTCGATCTCTCTGGATGGGGCCAAGGTATTGACCCTTGGTGAGGCTATATTTGAGTTGGCATATCCGTTGTACCTCTTTTGCAATGACCGCTCCTCCGCCGCTCAGGAGCACACGAGCATGACACTGTATGCCTGTAAGATCTATGAGCAAACACACTTGGTGCGTGATCTGGTTCCGTGTAAGGATCCGGCTGGAGCGATTGGCTTATATGACATAGTGGAGGCACGGTTTTATAAAAACGCTGGGTCCGGGGCGTTTGCGGCAGGGGCAGAGGTGAGCCGGCCGGAGGTAGATCCGTATGAGTGGAAAGAGGAGTATTACCCCACTGCGGAGCAAATGGCTCAGTATATTGCCAATTTGGAGGCCCTGAGGCGCGTGATCGCAGTCCTGCCCACCACGCCAGATAAGCCGGATAGTATGGAACTGTTGGACCATATTAAAGCCAATAATATCGAGAAGATTCTGGTGGACATTAATAAATTACTGAAAAATATGCCCTCTGCCTGGGTTTACAGCGGAGAAGTAGAGTGCGGGGAGGTCTGAGTATGCAAGACAGAGTTCCAACTTATCCAGGACGGGTGAAATTGATCCCTGTATTGGGACAAGAGAACACCTATGAAATGGTTCGTGCAGACGAACCGACTCAAGAAGGGACACCGTTAAATAAAGCCAACCTACTTCAAGACTCCGTTGCTAAAATGTATGGGCTTTCAGAGTTGGCTGTCCCAAATGATGTTTTTGATTTCTTGGGGAAGTATAACCTGCATTGGTGGAAAACGAGTGGCTATATCCCGCCTTACTACACGTTGGGTGAAAAGAAAGATCACAGAATATCTGGTAGCGAGGTCTTTGATACATTTACAATCCAATATGCAAATTCAGTATCTGTGGACGATTCCGGAGTGGTCTCACTCAAAAATCCGACTTCCGCAACCATACAGTGCGAATTTGGCAGTGGCGATGCAGACGAAATCAACAAAGTTCCGACTGGAAGTTTTATGATGTCTGATCGTTTTCCTAACGAGCACGCAATCTATTACAAGAGTGCTGATGCTTACGATGAAAAGCGGTCAGGGGCCAGTACGATAGGTACATACCTCCCTGAGCAGGAAGTGGCTGGACATCCGGCTACCCTGAATGGCGAAGGGACGGTGCATTCTGCGGACAGAAATGCATATCCGGACAACGGAGCCATTGGGAAAACCCATTACAAGTATTACGGCATTCCATTTGAAAACCTCGTAAAAACGGCCGCAAAAATTGTAGCAGGGGAATATGTTGGAACTGGAACTAGCGGATCCTCAAACAAAAACTCACTGAAATTCGGGTTCAAGCCTTCTATGGTGCTGATTACTGGTAACGGTTATTTCGGCGTTTTAACCTCAGAGGTATCCAAGTACTTCTGCGCAGGTATTAGCGACTGGAATAGTTTGGGTAAAAACGGCCTTGCTGGGTCAGTGACTTTTGACACAAACGGTACTGTGTCTTGGTACGCAACTGCAAGTGTTGGTGACTACAATTTTAGAGATAGTCCCAATATCCAGTTCAACGCACAGTCAGTCACATATTCTTATATCGCAATCGGATAAAGGAGGAGAACAGAATGTGGTATATCGACCCTGTCCCAAACGACTCAGGAGCATACAGTCCTCCGCAGTCCACGCCCTTTGACAGTGCGATCCCGCTGACAGATGAGCAGTCGGATATGCTGGTCCAGCACAACGGCTTTGTGGCCATCACCAGAGAGCCGGACCCGGAGATGGAGGGCAGCACGGTGACGGTGGTGCCGAACACCGAGGCGTGGGAGGCGTGGAAATCCTCCCTTCCGCCTCAGCCGGAGCCGGAGCCCACAGAGGCGGAACGGCTGCGGGCGGACGTGGACTTTTTGGCTGCTATGGCGGGGGTGGAGCTATGAGCGTGTACGAGCTGGCCCGGAAATACTACCCCCGGCTGTGGGACGACGCCCGCATTGACGCTCTGGTCCGGGCCGGACGGCTGACCAACGAGGAGCGCGAGCAGCTGCGCCGGGAGGCACAGGCCCCCGCCGCAGGCTAGGCAGAGGAGGCAGACATTGAGCATCCAGGAGCTATTGACAGGCGGGGGCGGGCTGCTGGTCCTGGCGCTGACTGTCATCCAGGTCGCCCCCGTCAAAATCAACCCCTGGTCCGCCATTGCCAAGGCCATCGGGCGGGCCGTCAATGCGGAAGTGCTGGCCGAGCTGGAGCGGACCCGGATCAAGCTGGACAACCACATCAAGACCGACGATGAGCGGGCGGCGGATATGCACCGGGCCAGGATCTTGCAGTTCAATAACGAATTGATTCGGAATATCCCGCATACCAGAGAGGAGTTCATCGAGATCCTAGCCGAGATCGATGGCTACGAAAAATTTTGCAAGAGGAACCCGAATTATCCCAACAGCCGGGCTACCCATGCCATAGCCAACATCGGAAGGGTGTACGACGAACGGCTACAAAAGCACGATTTCATCTAAAGATGCATAGCACTGGAAGGGGGTGAGAGATGTGGAACAGCTGTACAAGCGGCTGGGGAACCTGCTGACCATCAAGAGTATGGTGACGCTGATCCTGACGGCGGTGTTCGCCTGGCTGACCTGCTCCGGCGGGGTGAGCGCGGATCAGTTTCTGACCGTGTTCACCGTGGTCATTGCGTTCTACTTCGGGACGCAGGCCGAAAAGCGCACCAACAGCGGAACTTAACGTACCAACACAAAAAAGACATGAGAGGAGAAAGAACAATGAACGCCAATTACATCTATGACATTTTTGCCACCTGTGAGGACCTGGACCTGCCCGACCTGACCATTGCCCTGGCCCACTACCAGAGGGGCAATCCCCTTCCTGAGGGCATGACCGAGCAGGGCATCAACGAGTTTGTGGGCAACCACTACGAGGCTCTGGTGGACGCCTTCGCGGGCCACGACCGTGAGGCCTTTGCGGCCGCCGTGGAGGCGGGGGTCCAGGAGGACGAGGAGCGCGCCCAGCAGGAGGCCGGTCAGGAGGTGTGACCCCATGCTGATCTGCATCGATGCGGGTCACTACATCGGGACCCCGGGGAAGCGGTGCCTTAAGAGCATCGACCCCGGGGAGACCCGGGAGTGGACCCTGAACCGCCGGGTGGCGGACAAGCTGGAGGCCATCCTGGCGGGGTATGACTGCCGGACGATGCGGGTGGACGATGTGACCGGCAGGCGGGATGTGACCCTGTCCCAGCGGGTGGCGGCGGCCAACCGGGCCCGCGCAGACGTCTATCTGTCCATCCACCACAATGCCGGGATCAACGGCGGCTCCGGCGGCGGGATCGTGGCCTACGTGACCCCCAGCCACCAGAAGCAGAGCGAGGTGGTGCGGGACGCGGTGTACCGCCATACCGTGGCGGCCACCGGCCTGCGGGGCAACCGGGCGCAGCCGCTGGCGGAGCAGAGCCTGTATGTGCTCAACTATACCACCATGCC